TTGGAAATCTCCACATCTGTTTCAATGTCATTCAATGCCCCGAAGTAACCAGGCAAAGGATAAACATCAGCCCCTGGCCTGTATTCGTTATACGCAAAAACCTGAACGCCTTTTTTATTGTTCAGATCGAAATCAGGAATAAACACCGGAGCATCTTTGCCGACACTTGAATACCTGCCCCACTCTTTACAATACCAATATCCGTTGTCCTCTTTTGACCTCCTTAAATACTGAAAGGGGATATGCCTCAACTCTGCTGAGCCGTCCATCTTCCAAAGAACTTCCAACCTGCCGCCTCCGAATAACTCAATATCCTGAGCAAACTTTTTATAAACCTTGTTAAAGGTTTCACCGGATGAATTTACCTTAACATTTCCACCCTCGTAACCTTTACCGAAAATGTAAACGACCTTACCATTTACGATAGCGTTATGGTTTGAACTCTTATTATACAGGTATAAAAGATGCTGCGGGAACTTGTTATCCTCCCCGAATAAAATCCAGTCTTTAGATTTTACTTCTTTATACTCAGGTACTTTGTTATCAGCAAAGCCTAAGAACATTATATTATCAGTAAACTTAGCCTGCATACTTCTTATACGTTGTGGCTACATCGTACTTCTCAAATTCAAACTCAGTAGCCGGATTCAAAACCAATATCCCCCGTTCAACCTCTGTCAACCCCGTTGGATCAACGTTTGATGAACTTGCTTGCTCATAAACTTTATACAGATATTCACCTGTTGGCTTGTTTAAAAAAACTGTACTTGTATTGATAGGGAATTTATTATACCTGTCCTGGTAGCTGCTTTCATCTTCAGCAAAGGAGTAAATCTTTGTAGCGGTGTAACCTTCGGGATTGCTTGTAAATACAAAAAGGTAATACCCATTATCTAACGTCCTCTTTTCGTTGAGTGTTACAATAAGATATTCTGCCGTCTGCCCTTGTGTTAATACCAGCATAACTTTAAATGGCAGTATGTCTGTTTTGTTCCAAAAAAAAGCCGCCCCTACTGAGGACGGCCTACCCAACTATTCACCAAACTAAACTCCCTAAGGTGTGGTTAATGCTGAAATAATACCACTACTAACTTCGTTTGCCGGATCAACATTATCACTTGTAAATGTCAGCTCATAACCATTACGGTCACCCATTGCAGTACCGGAACCGGCGCGGCCTCCCGACCTTTCCAACCCGTTTTCCTGGCCAAGTAACCAATATTTACCATTACGATCTTCGACCACCGCAAGCAACCTATTTTGAGCCAGCAAAGCTATTTCCTGAGAAGTAGCTGCCTGCATTTTATTGAGGATAATACTTAGCGTTTGTGTGTGGAATGATGTACCGTTTTCTGCGCTGTCATTATAAGCCTCTTCCCAATTACCAGTAGCCCTTTGCAGGTTGTATTTATAGAACCGGCCACCGTTTGCTTTAGCAATAGCTGACACAGTACCATTACTTTCGGTAACACCCGATACGTTGTCAAACTCGATAAAGTAAACCGATTTAATACCACCCGCCGAATCACGGCAGCTTAATGAGTAACCTTGCGTTAAAGCACAAGCCATTTGAAAATATTTTAAGGGGAGTTATTAGCTCCCCGTTAATTAACTATTTGCGTATTCTACAATCTCACCTGGGAATGCAATCTGCCAACCCCTGCGATAACGGAATGAGTATTTCACATTATCGTCATCCTGAGAATACCACATTTTACCCTCTTCTTCTTCATTCTCCATGTCAACACCTAAGAACAGGTTACGATCTGGATCGAGTGCGAAGATGAACGGAGCAGATGCACCGCTTGAACCTGTCAGGCCATCCAGACCATGTACCGGCACGATCTCATGTACTGAACCTTCAGCCTGAATACCTTTTTGCGTTCCAGAACCAACGGCTACATGGAAAAGGTTAGCATCCATCAACGCTTGGCGATATGTTTCGGCAGCATCGTAACCCATGAAGATTTTTACATTCGGGTTACCCTTCAATGCGGCAGGAATCTTACTGATAATGCTCTTTACAATAGCCCTTGCATTGGTTGCGTTCCATGTGGAAGCAGTGGCAACATTTGTACCTGATGCGGCAGCTATGATCTTAATCAGGCCGTCATACTTATTCAGGTACTCATCTGTACTGGTTGTATCACCCTGCCAGTCCATTTTCTCCTGATGTGCTTTGATCTGTGCAACCAAATCAGCTATCATCGCAGCAGGAATATCACCTTCAGATTGTGTCTGTCCTTTTTTCAGTAAAAGCTGTGTCCACTTAGCCTGAAGTGTACGGAAACACAAAGTGTCCTGATACTTAACGGCTTTAGTTGTGATTGTCCTCTGTGTAAATGTAGTACCACCTGAAGCATTGAAACCACAAGTTTCACCGCTTTGAGGAACGGGTGTAGATGTCAAAATCTGCAATGCGGATGCAGACTTAACGCCGGTTTGAATGTTAGCATAAGATGCAGTTTCCGCCGTGAACTGCAACGCTGTGAGAAGTTCCTTCGACTGTTCATTAACGTAATCAGTCAGGGACGAAACTGTAAATCCTGTTGCCATGTGTTATTTGTTTTTAAGATTGTTTAAAATTTTTGCCAGGTCTTTCACCCTGTCTGCTTTGCTTTCTGTCTTTTGTGTGCTGAAATTGTTTTTGTTACCCACTACACTGTCAGCCGTAGGGGTTTCAATGATCTTACCTACCAGTTCAACCAGTGAGGTAATTGTTTCATTTGCTTTATTGAACTTTTCTGCAAACTCACTGAGTTGTGTAGCCTGCTCGCTGAACTTAGCCTCGTAAGAAGTGTTCAGGTCGGCAAATCTTTGCTCAATGGCAGCGAATTGATCTGAGTAATCAGTTGGCTTTTGCATTTCTTCGTCAGGTGCTTCTTCTTTCTCAACCGCTTCAATTACACCACCTTCGCCTACTGTTATTTTTGTGCCGTCCGATAATTCGTGAACACCGGCATGGGCAGGGGCATCGCCTATTTTTACTACACCGCCCACTTCCAATTTATCAACGGTCACCACTGTACCGTCTTTGAGTGTGGCCTCAGTTAGTTGTACGGGTGCAGCCGGAGATTGTACTTCCGGGTTACCCAAAAACTTTTCCTTAAACTGATTCCATAAATCTTTTATCTCTGACATAAAACTTATTTCTTCCTGTAAATGGCTGTTATGTTTCTGTGTTCCACTTATCTGCATGAATGAGAAGATCCCCTCAACGGAAAAACCTTTAACCTCGCCGCTTTTAATCTTATTCCAGACCTCGTCATTTTCCACTTTTGCGGATATAAACCATGTGCCGTCCGGTGAATCTTCAAAGCCCTTCATGGGTGATATTCCCCTTTCTGCATCACTTACGAATGATTCAAAAATGGTTACCCCGTCAAGTGACAGGTTAGGGTCATGGAAAAGGTTGATGTTCTTTTGGTAATCCTTTTTGAAAAACTTGATAGCGATTTCTCTGATAGTTTCAGGTGAGAAAAAGACGTTGTACTCACCGTTAGTATCTTTTCTGTAAATGAGTTGGTTAGCTATCATTGCGGGCCCAGAGATGATCCGCTTTTCTTCATTGATAGCGAACTGTAAAGCCTTATTAAAGGCTAAAAAGTTTTTTTCAATGGCCGGTTTGTCAACTAATGCGACAAACGAAACCTCAACCTCAGACGATTCATCCGGGTTGATGACCATTTCGTAAACGGGTAATGCCATGCAAACAAATGGCAAAAAGCAGGGTAGTGTTCCGCTTATATCCTTGCTGCCCTGTTTAACCGTCTGATGCGTTCCTGATTATTGGTAACATCTGATTCAACTACAAATGCCCGTACTGTTGCGTTCCCGATCTGGTTGAGCTGATCTTGCTCTAACCTTGTTCTTGTGGATATTGGAGTTTGTACTTGTGGTTGTAATGGTGCCTGGGCTGATCCGATATTAGGTACACCTCCACCTGTACCAGTATTGGGTACAGGGGTCTTTGCAATATTCCTTACAGTTACCAATCCGGCTGCTACAGTAGCAATCATCTGAGCAATAGCGAAACCAGGTATTGCACCTGTTGCCGGATTACGGGCAGTATTTTTAAGGATATTTGATGCAGCTAAGTAAGTATTGATAGTGGCCTCAGCTATGGCTAAAACCTTACCCGCTGCCGTTTGCTTACCTACCAAATCAGATAAAGCACTTAAAGCATTGCCAATAGCATAGGGAAGTTTAGCCCTACTTTCAGCTATATATTCCTCGTATGCCAATTGCTGAGCTAAAGCATTGTTTTGTTCCTGTATGCCTTGTATTCTTGAAACAACTAAATTGGCATCGCTAACCTTTAGCTCTTCGTTAAGACCTATCCTAATATCTTTTAACCTTCTTTCCTCTTCAATCTTTAATCTCGCCTGTTCTGCCTCAAACTTGCCGAGCATGTCAAGCTCTTGTATCTCTTTTTCTTTCTGAATACCTGCCTGAGTTGTAGCCTTACCACCACCGCTACCTGTCGGAGCTGCAAACCCAGTGGATAGTGTTTTAATCTGAGTTTCTATTCCGGCAACTACGTTCTGCAACTGTGCAGCCTTTGCTTCAGCTTCTTTTATCTTACCTTCAAATCCTCCAAATGATGCGGCAGCTAAAGCAGGATTATTTTCTAATTCTAACCTTGCCAGTTCTGCCTCACCGGAAATCTTAGCACTCTCAGCAAGTAAGAAATTAGCCTTAGCTTTTAAGCCTTGTACTTTAATGTAATTACCCGCATTCTTAGCCGTTAGCTGTTCAGCTTCATTCAGTGTCTTAGCCTCACCGACTGTCTGACCGATTGTGCTGTTATACTGCTTTAACGCTTCGTCCTTACTGATGATACCCAACCTTGCCTGTCTGAAAGCATCCTGCACTTTAGCGACTTCAACCCTTGCATCAATCAACGCCTTGTTGTATTCTTTTTGCGCCGCTTCCAGTTCCTTATTCCTGCTGACTGTCTGCCAAATTGCAACACCTAAGGCCGTTACTCCCGCAATAGCAAGACCGATAGCTCCGCTTTTACCTAAGGTATCTACAATGGTTTTACCTAACGTCTTGAATGAATTAATAGAATCGCCTATCTGGTTCAAGCCCTGAGATAGTGCCAACGCTGACTGAACTTTCAAAAGCTGTTTCTGCACTTCCTCACTTTCTACCCCAAGCAATCCCATTGCGCCGGTTAGTGCAGTAAAGCCACCTAATACACCATTTAAAGCCTGTCCAAGTGCGATAAACTTCTTATCAGGATTAAAAGCCTCTACAAGATTCTTTGCATCTCCCAAACTATCCTGCAATTCAGCCACCCTTTTTGCGGCCATCCTCGCCTGTTCGGATGTTTCGCCGAACTCGTTAGACATGGCAATTAAGTCGCCCTGTGCTTCTTTTATCTGAGCTTTTAAGTCTTTTAAACTTTTTATCCCATCATTCGCATCGAGTTGTAGCCTCGCACCAATCGTTACATCTGCCATCAGTATATCGTATTAATCACTTTCAATAATTCCACCTTGCACACATCAGGCTCAGTGGCATTCCAATCTTCAATCTTATTCAGCCTCCAATATGAACCGTCAACGTATATCAGTTTAGAAAAATCCAACCCAAACACATCAGCATTATTCAGTTTCATATAACAGGTCATCAACTTACTATCCTTGTCTGTTATCTCAGCCATG